TTATAACAGCCGCCTTTCTTTTGTTGTCAATATCCCTCATATAACGAGGTATAAGCAGGACAAAACCCCCTTGCTCTTTTAGAACAAAAGTGCTAATTTATACTCAATCATGGAGACTAAGATTCGGCTTCGCCGAATGGGTAAGAATGGGCTTTGCCCATTGGGTAATGAGGGATTAAAAGCGGAAAGTAGATTGATATATGGAAAGTAAGATTCGGCTTCGCCGAATGGGTAATGAGGAATGGAATATGGAAAGTAAATTGCTCTGGGATTTATTGCCCGAGGAATTTCCCTACGAAGATAAGGGCTGTGAACTCTTTCCCTCCTGTCTTAACTGCCCCTTTCCTAATTGCATTGAAGAGGAGCCCTGGGGGAAGGAGAGGTTCTTAAAGAGCAGGCGAGCCGAGAGGATGAGGGAGTTGAAGCGGGAAGGGAAAAGCGTTAAAGAGATTGCCGGCATATTTGAGGTGAGCCCGAGAACGGTGCAGAGATGGCTGAAGGCGGTGGAAGCAGCTGCCCCCTCTGTCGTTGTGAGAAGCCGAGATTCCTCGTTTTACTCGGAACAAGCTCCGCAATCTCTGGTCGGGGCTGTTGAGGATAGAGACTGCCACGCACCTTTCGGGTGCTCGCAATGACAAAAAGGTCGGGACAAGCCCGACCTACGGTGTTGAGAGATGACTGACTTCAATCCATCGCACCTGAACCGCATGGACACCACACGCCTCGCCAACTATCGCTCCAACCTCGATTTTTACAAGGGCAGCCACTGGCCCACCACGTCACGCCACCGTCAGCTTGTCTTTAACTACGCTAAGGTATCCATAGACAAAGCGACCAGCTTTCTTATGCAGGGACTCGGCTTTGCCTGCTATCCCCAGGAGGAAACAGACGAGCTTAAAGCCAGAGTAAGGCGAGCCGAGCAATTGCTGCACCAGGTATATGAACAGAACAACCTCCAGCAGCTCGATTACGAGACCGAGATTGACACCACCATCCTGGGAGACGGCTGCTACAAGATAATATGGGATACGGACGAAAAGCGTATCCGTATCACCGCCCCCGATGTCTCGGGCATCTATGCCTGGTGGCTGGGAGATGACACCTCGCGGGTCTGGAGGGTAGCCTCCCGCTATACCCTCACCCGGGACGAAATATCCATCCTTTACGGACAGGGCATCGAGAAGAAGCAGGCCGCCATAACCGAGCTCTGGACGGATAAGGCCTTCGACCTTTACCTGGATAACGACCTCATAGAGTCCAGGCCCAACCCTTATGGCTTTATCCCGTTTATCATCTTCCCCAACGTAAAACAGCCCAAGCACTTCTGGGGCGAGTCGGATATCCCCATTCTTATCCAGCCCCAGCGAGAGCTTAACCGGGCCTTGAGCCAGTTATCCCGCATCTTGGAACTGTCAGGAAATCCCATCGCCGTCCTGGAGAACATCGCATCAGCTGAGGACATCAAGGTCCAGCCTGGGGCCCTGTGGACCATACCGGAGGACGCTAAGGCTTATCTTCTGGACTTGCTGCAAGGCGGCGGAGTCCGACTTCATGTCGATTATATCGATTTGCTATACCGTGCCCTCCACGATGTATCGGAGACGCCCAGGGTCGACTGGGGAGGCATCGAGAAGGAACTCTCCGGCACCGCCCTGAGGATTGAGCTTGGCAGCCTCGTTCAGAAGGTGGTGCGAAAACGCACCATCAGGACCGATGTATATCACCAGCGTAATGCCCTGATATTAAAGCTGGCTGAAATATTTATGAACGAGAACTTCGAGGGAGTGAACCATAGAGTGGTCTGGGGTCCCATCCTGCCTCAGGATATAGATAGGCAAGCCCAGACCGAGCAGCTCTTAGTCCAGGCGGGAGTCCACAGCCGAAGGACCGCTATGGACGAGATGGGAATACAGGACCCCGACGAAGAGTTCAGCAGGTGGCTGGAGGAGAGGAAGAGGATACTACAGATGAATCAGGAGTTCAGGGCCGCGTCCACACGTGGCGGAGCGAGAGAGAGCGGTAGCCGCGGAGATGGAAGTGCCTGAATAATAAGCTCACCCCCTTGTCATTGTGAGGCGAAGCCGAAGCAATCTCAAGGGGAATAGGAGAAATATATGGAAAACGAAACCCCGGAAACTCAAGAAACCCAGAACACCGCTCCAGCCCCCGAGGACTCAGAGGCTATCGCGGCCCAGCTTGAGGAGGAAAAGAAGGCTAAGGCATCATTAGCTGAGAAGGACGCCCGCATCGCCGAGCTCGAAGCGACCGCTGCTGAGCTCGGCCAGGTCAGGGAAGCCCACGCCCAGGCCATTGCCAAATACCTCGATGCCGTCAGGGCTGCTAATCCCGCCATTCCCCGGGACATCATCGCTGGGGAGACCATCGAGGAGATAGACGCCTCGGTCGAGAAAGCCAAAGCCATCGCCGACGCCGTCAGGCAGAACCTCGAAGCCCAGGCTAAGGAGGCCCGGGTCCCCGCAGGAGCACCAACCAGGGGCGAGATATCCTTAGAGGGACTATCCCCCAGGGAGAAGATCGCCGCTGGAATTCAGCAAAAAGGAGGAACTAGCTAATGAGCATATCTTTAGACGAAGCAAGTAAGCTCTCGACCGATATCCTGCTTAAAGGAATCATCGAGACTATCATCCAGGACAGCCCCATCCTTCAGGAGCTGCCCTTCATCCAGATCGTCGGCAATAGTCTCAAATACAACCGGGAGAAGGAGCTCCCCCAGATGGCGTGGTATGCGCCCGTTACCAGCACCTGGACTACCACCACCCCCAAGTTCGAACAGGTTAGCGCTGCCCTCACCATCCTGGGCAGGGACGCCGATGTCGATAACTTCCTTAAGGCTACCCGCTCTAACGTCCAGGACCTCGAGGCTGCCGTCATCGAGCAAGTAGCTAAGGCACTCAGGTACGAGTTCGAGAACGCCTTCATAAACGGCGACCCTAACGCCGTCACCAATCAGTTCACCGGCCTCTATGCCACCCTTAAGGGCACAGCCTGGCAGGCCAGTACTGCCTATTCCCTGGGAGACATCGTAGTCCCCACCACTGGCAAGGAGAACGGCTACCGCTATGAGTGTACCACCGCTGGTACTTCTGGCAGTAGTGAGCCTACGTGGCCCGCCACAGTGGGGGCAACCAAGACCGATGGCACCGTTACCTGGACCTGTATCTTTGGCAACCATCTCGGCTCAGGCACGAACGGCGGCACTCTTACCCTTAGCAAGCTCGATCAGCTCATTGACTTCGTCAGAGGCGGTAAGCCCCACATGCTGTTAATGAGCAAGAGAAGTCGCCGGAAGATACAGGACCTGGCCAGGGCCGCCGGTACCAACCTCGGAATCGGCACTGGTAAGCTGGGAGAGACCCTTCAGCTCTATAACGGCATCCCTGTCCATGTCAACGACTGGGTCAAGGATAATTACACCGTGGGCACGTCCAGCGATTGCTCGGCCATCTTCGCCTTCCAGATGGGAGAGGGAGCTGTCTGTGGCCTTACCAGTCCCGAGATGATTCAGGTTGAGCGTCTCGGGTCACTGGAGACCAAGGACGCTTCCCGGACCAGGGTCAAGTGGTATGTATCACTGGCCCTCTTTTCCGTAGTCAACTGCGTCATGCTGACGGGAGTAAGAGACTAGCGGAAACCAGGAGTCAGTAGTCAGAATTCGGAACCTATTGGCTACTGGCTCCTGACTACTGGCTACTGGCTACTAACAAGGTAAGAAGATGAACCTAACCGAAATGAGAGCTCGGGTTCGAGAGGACCTCCAGGACACTGACGCCCAGAACTATCGCTGGACCGACGACGAGGTCGACGGAGCCATCGACAGGGTTGTTCAGGAGTATTCCCTCCACGCCCCCATCGAGCAGCAGGACGATATCGCCACCACGCCTGAGGAAACCGAGCTTGATGTCTCCTCTTTACAGGGCCTGCTCGAAATCGAGTCCGTCGAGTTCGCTATCGGCTACACGCCTAAATACCTCCAGCGCTTCGAGTACTGGGCCGGCAAGCTTTACATGGAGGACGAAGGCGATGGAAACGATGCCCGCGTAAGATGGCTCAAAAGGCACATCCTGGACGCCGAATCCTCCACTATTCCCGAAGAGCACGAGGAGATTATCGTCCTCGGCGCCACCGGCTACCTGGCCATGTCTGCCTCCGCCTATACCGTGGACCGGGCCAGCATCGCCGGACGCCACGCCACCATCAATTACAAGGCCTGGGGCAAGGAGCGCCTCGACCGCTACGACAAGAAGCTCAAGGCCATCTCCCGTGCTAACCGCATCATCTCCAGGGAGCTCTACACGGAATGAAGAAAAATACTAAGCACCAGATACGAAATCCTAAACAATACCAAAGCACTAATGACCAAAACTCAAAACGAAAGGGTATTTTGGTATTTGAATTTAGAATTTTGAATTTGTTTAGGGCTTAGAGCTTAGGATTTAGGATTTAACATTTACCATGATAGAGGTCGGCATCCTCAAAAACTTCGACAGCGGTGTCTACAAGGCGAGCGTTCAGCTCGCAGGTTCGTTGACGACCTACTTCGACGACATCAACGTGGCCAAGAATATCCCGTCGTCGGCCCTGGTCGTCGGCAACTATGTTATCGTCGCCATCCCCAACGGCAACCCCAAGGACGCCTGCATAATCGCCACTTGGCCCCAGGGCAGCCCCGGCGGAGGTGCTGGCTCATTTCTCGATTTATCCGATACCCCCTCCAGCTACTCCGGCCAGGCCGGCAAAGTACCCAGGGTAAACTCAGCCGAGAACGCTCTTGAGTTTGTCAGGTTTCTCCTTGCTCCGGCAGGGACCGATTGGAAAAACAGGACCTATGAAGGGTGGGAGGTGGTAGACACGAGCACGACATACACAGTCGGCTCCGGCCAGGACTTCGCCACCCTTGCCGCTGCCGCGGCATCACTCCAAAAGCTCATCCTGGCGGCGGTTGTCACGGTGCAGCTCGAGGAGGACATCACCCTAACCTCACAAGTGTTATTCCAGAATATGATTAGCAAGGCGGCGGGCAGACTTCAGATTGATCTAAATGGACATGATATCACAGTCAATCATAATGGCTACGGCCTATACTTCTTTGGGCCGTTCGAGGCTTGGTTACTAGATACATCTGGCTCACCGTATGGCAGTATTAAGGCCGGAGCTAGTGCTGGTGGAAGTACCTATTTGGTACGGTGGAGAGGAGCTAATGGAATTACAAAATGGATAGATTTTGACGCAAACAGCAAAGCCATCGCGGCAATGATAACCGCCACTAATACGGCACAAGTTTACCTACATAGCGGCACTAGCTTCTCAGACACAGGAGGGGCAGGAAGTTATAGCCACGCTGTTCAAGCTACAATGCAGTCTTGGGTTTCTTCGAATGTTATAGCAGGTGTGGGGGCTGATGACTTTGAGATCGTAAACGGAGCCATGGCAATAGACAGAGATGGCCACATTCACACAGAAGCGGGAGAGTTTACTCCATAGGGGCATAATCCAACAAGGAGGAAGCATGAGTAAAGTAAAAGAAGCAGTCTCAAGCATAAGGAGGAAAACCATGCCTAAATCAAAAGTTAAAGAAGCAATCGAAAAGGAGAAGACCAAGGAGGGACTACCAAAGGAGGCCTTCGCCATCGTCGGCGACCCCCATGATCCTGAGACCTGGAAGCTTCCCCATCACACCAAGGCCGTCTTCCGAGCTCTCCAGGGAAGGCTCGATATCGAGAAGACCGTGGACTGGGACCGTATGCCCGCTGCCGTGGCCGCCCTCAGCCCTGGCGGTTATCGAGGCCAGCAGGTCGACGCTACCCGCGAGGAAAAGGTTAAGGCCGCCCGTCACCTGGCGAATCATTACCGTAAGGCTGACAAAGATGTCCCCGACGCGCTGAGAGCCCTGATTTAGCATAAAAGCTTGCGGGGAAAGGCGCAATGAGTAAAAACATGGAAAAAGGAAGACAGGGGCTTTCTTGAGCCTCTCAGAACGGTCTCAATGTCATCCTGAGCGAAGCGAGGGAACTAAAATGAACAACCCAATTGTGGAGATATTCCGGGGGGCCACCAGGCCCATTGTTACCGTCATTTTCGCCGCCGTCATTGCCCAGGTCGTCGTCGAGAAAATCACTGCCCCGCAGTGGTTCATCGGCCTGGCTATCCCTTGTATTCTCTGGTGGTTTGGCGAGCGGACGGTAACACATATCAAAGAGAAGAAAGAGGACTAATGGAGTTCCTGAAAGGCATTGACTTTTCCACCTTTCTGAGCACTTATGCTGAGTGGCACGCCTTCGTCATCGGCTTTTGCGAAGTCCTTTGCCCCTGGCCTCCACGGCACAAGTCCATGCACAAGGAGCTCCGGAAGCAAATCGCCTCCGAGTATCACTACTACATGTTCGGCAGAAGCATCGGCGTCATCGCCTGGCTCATCATCGCTAAAATCATCCAGGGGGTATTCTTTTGAGAACCCTGAGCGCCACTCTCCTCGCTGCCCAGAAGAAAGCCGACCGCCTCCCCTACGTCGAGGCCGAAGTCCGGGACTTCGAGCAGGGCATCAAAAGACTTTCCTGGACCCGTCTCTATGAGGGCTCCGAGCCCGACAACCATCACGGCGTCGCCTTCGACGGCCAGGGCTCCATGCACTGCATCAGGGCCGCCGCCAGCAACACACTCTACCGCCAGAAAATCACCAACCCCGGCCCGAGCTCCGACTATTCTCAGTGGACTCAAATCGCCTCATACTGCGCCGGTCCCTGTGCCATCGCCGCCTCGGGCGCCAAGGTTTATATCTTCTACAAGACCACCGGCAACGTCCTCTGGAAATACTACTCCCATGACTACGGGGCCACCTGGGATGACGCCCAGTTCGTAAGCTATGCCGATGTCCTCTCTATGGCTGCGTGCTGGTGGGGTAGCTCCGACATCGTCGTCTGCTTCGCCCTTAAGTCCAACCAGCTTAACGGCATAACCCTGGACACTTCCACTCAAACAGCTACACCGCACACCTGGTCCGACTCCAACCATCCCTGGCTCGATACCTACGGCATTGGAGCCACCTTCAACGCCTTCTGGCTGTGCTGCGAGATCGTCCTTGCCGGCAAGGAGTCCGACACCCCTTACAACCACTTCGACCTATTTCGCACCTGGTTCTCCGATACCTACAATTTCGGTACCCTCGAGAGTTTCCTTATGGCCCCGGACGGGGAGGATATCACCTACGAATACCCCGACTGTCATCTCCCCGTATCGGCCCAGGACTATGAGACAAACCGCATCGTCGCCGTGGAGAGGTTCGCAGGCATCACTGCCTACACCCGCCCCCTCGCCTGCTATATGGTAAAGGGCACATACTGGTCCGACACCACCTTCACCGAGCCCAAGCCCTTCCTGGACATCAGTTCGAATTATGGCTTAAGGCTCCAGAGCACCGCTGACTACTGGTGGATGGAAAAGCCCGATGGAGTCTGGAGAGCCCCCCGCCCCGCTGAACCGCCCCTCGACTTGACCAAGGATATCGTCGCTCTCTCCCAGTTCAGCCCTAGTACTTTAGTACTAGAACTCGACAACTCCAAGGGCCAGTA